GCCTTTGCGGCCGATCCGAAGTGAGTCGGACTCGCCGCGTATTGGTATTGCACCTGGTTTAACTTCCATGTCGTTTGGAAGTCTTATTTATGACTTCCATTTTAGAAGTGGTCGATCATGCCGGGGACGCCGTAGAGCGGCATGGGCCGCGCGCAGTGAAGCTTGAAGTAGGCGTCGAAGAGGAAGTGGGGTTCGTCCTGGACCGCTATGACGCGGTCGATCGGTGGGTCGTCCTCGATGAATTCGGATCCGAGGACGGGGAGAGTTGCGAAATCTTGGGCCAGGTGCCAGACGTCGAGAGATGCGGCATTGGATGAACGGAACTTGCCGGTGATGAGTGACGGCTTGTAGCGGTATTCCGCGTAGCGTTCCTGGTAGCCGAAGACGTCCTGGTTTTCCGGTGGATTGTCCTGTTGGTAGAAGATTTCTTCGTTGAGTACGGCTTGCTCGCCAATCATGGCGAGGGCGGGCCAGTAGAAGTCGAAGCGGGTCTCGCGGGACCACATTCGATTAAGGCCCTGTTGATAGGTCAGATCAGCTCGGACGTTTACGAGTCCGATGATCATGCAGTGTTCTGTGAAGGATTTAGTGAAGCCGTGGTTGTGAAGGGAGACCGTGCCGAACGCGGCCAGGTTGCCCTGGGGAGATGCGTCGGGCCCGGTCACGTCGGTTTCCGACGTTTGTGGTACAGGTGAGATTTGGATGGGAGAGGAGCCGCCGCCCAGGAATTCTGGGCGTTGGAGGCGCATGTCTGGGGAGACGACGCCGAAGTGGGCCCGTATGACTTCCGTGTACCGGGTTCCACCTCGAGCGTCCCTCTCCTGGAGGCGTTGGATTTGGAAGGCTTGGCGTAGTGCGTTGATGGTTGAAGCAGTCGCTTCTGATAGGTCGGCGAAGATGAGCGGAGTACCGCTGAGTCCGGTGCCTTCGGCGAAGAAGCCGGTCGTTGCCGGGTCGTCCTCGAGGGACGTTGCGAAGGCATAGGTGTTGGGGCCGCCGGTTTCCTCCACGGCGATCCCGGTGGAGGGGAAGCTATTGGTTCCGGCTTGGCCCAGGCCGATTATTGGTGCTGTGCCTGCGAGTGGGAGTGGTACTGATTCTCCCTTTTGTGGGAATGGGAGGCAGGATGTGAAGTAGTCGTGACGCTTGCCGCGTCGTCGGATTGACAGTGGTGATGTGCCTGCGTCGTCGAGTGGCACCTCGACGGAGTCTTGCAGGTTCTGATCTCGGAACCACTCATTCCAGATGAGATTATATGCTCGCAGCCAGAGAGAGTTGAAAGTGACGCCAGTGACGCCAGCAGGAAGGCCGAAGTAGTCCAGGAGGCCGTCGGCGAAGGCGCCGGCGACGGTTTGCTTGGGTATGACGAAGTCCGTGGAGTCGCCCGGGTTATCTTGGGCTCCATTGAATTTTTCCCAGTTTTCCCAGACCAGGCGGTTGGGCACGGCGAAGAAGAAGGTTTCCATGAACATGTTGTCCATGATGGGGTTGATCGGTGTAGCAAGACGGGCAAAGCCCGTCATTTTCAGGTTGAACGTATCGCCGGGGAGGACTTCGTCCAGGTAGATCGGGATGAGGAGGCCTGCGTCGAAGGTGGTTTTCAGGCCGTGGGAGCGGTCGAAGGAAGAGCGGTGTATTTCAGCCGCGGGGACCTGGCTGAATTGGTGGACCATCGTGGATGGTTGTCTCATACGGATTTCACCTGGTCGTTACGGATATCGAATTGCGGATGTGGTAGATCGTCGAGTTGGTAGTTTTTCGGGTCTGTTTCCAGGCCCGTGATGATGGCGGTTTTTTTGAGTTCGGAGATGGTGGCGGTTTCGTCATCGAAGATGCCGATTTGGTAGAGGCAGTAATCCTCGGGATGTAGATGGAACCGGTGTTCCGGGTCTTTGCAGGCGTCGCTGAAGGAGCGGATCGCCATAGCTGTTTGATGAAGGATGAAGGGCGGTAGGTAGGCTTTCGCCTTTTCGTCGAAGATAGAGAAGAGCTTATGGATCATTCGAGCGTCCTTGCCAGTTGATCGACTTTTCGCAGCGTGCAGATTTCCCTGACTGCGAGTCGTTTTGAGTGGTTGTCGGTTTGGTGTTTCAGAGCGTATATATCCCTCTTTTCTTTGACCTGGTCGTGGAGCTCGGGGTCGAGCTCGAGGAGTAGATTATCGTAGTAGCGCGGCGGTTTGTACTTTTTTCCATCGACGACGCAGAAGTCGTCGGGATACACGTCCGCGTGGAATTGTTCGAACCAGTTATTTCCTATCCCGGGGCGGCGAGACATTGTTGTGTACTCCCTTGGGAGTTGCACGAGTTCGCCGGTTGTAAGATTTAGCCTTTCGTAGTGAGCGTCGGCGAGCGAGCCGGTTACCTTTTTTATGAGATAGCGTGCAACGTATGCCGCTGATTGCCAGGTGACGGAGCCGACGCTTGTGTGGCCGTAGGGCCATAGTTTTTCGAGGGAAGCCGATGTATAGAGTTTTTGGCCGCGGGTTTCGGAGAGGAGCTCCTGGTCGGAGAAGGTGTGGCCAAAGATGATGGCGTGATAGTGGGGCCGGAAGGAGCCGGTCCCGTATTCGCCGCAGTGGAAGAAGCGGACGGGGCCGTGGTGGTAGCGGTAGTTTTTCATGAAGTCTTGGAAGTGCTTGAATTCTAATGCGCCGTTCTCCGGGATGTGTTCCGGAGCGTAGGTTAGCGTGATGAAGCAGTTGTTGTCGTGTAGCTGGGCCTCGTGGACGCAGCGGATCGCCCAGCTGCGTGAGCGATCCAGGCGGCAGCCGATGCAGTTACCGCACGGTACTGTGATGAATGGTCCCGCGTCGCGCGACCACTGCATGACGAGTTTCCCAGTCGCGGGAGATTGGAAGCCATGTAGTGGGTGGAAGCAGCTTACGCTCTATTCCCTCCCCGCATTACACGTGGGCCTACGTTTCGGCGATGTGTCCTTACAGCGCCTCTACGGAAGGACTTCCTTGAGGACTTTTTACTCATTTTGCGTCGATATGCCATCCTGGCTTTCCTCGGTTTGTGAGCCCCTTTGGGGCTCGACTGACAGGGGTTCCTGTCAGTCAGCCTATTGACATCAAGTAGGGTCAATAGGGCTACGGTGTTTCTTCACCGTCTGTGGGGTTGGATTCGGAGGTTTCGCTAGCGCTTTTTCCGCCCGTTTCGGGCGGTTGTTTGATAATGGGGGTTGCGGTAGCCAGGGGTACGTCCAGCGTGGCGTGAGCGAGCCCCAGGGCCGTTAGGTCCGATGTCTTCGTTTCCGGGTCGTTGACGAATTCTAAGAATTCTGCCGGTGAGTGGTTGAAGTGTTCCCGAGCTCGCGCGGGGAGCTCGTTGAACATGGTTTGAGCCTCGGCGACCATGTATTGGGCCTCGGTGAAGGTGATGGCGTCGTAGTCGCCATAGTGGGCGGAGTGTCTGTTGAAGTGGTCGACCACGCCCGTTTTCTGGTAGCGAGCCATGATGTTGTTGATGTCGCATTCAGCTTTGAAGCTTTGCTTGGTCATGGTCGGTTTGGTGAAGGTCGATACGACCTGGTTGCGTGGGCCGTAAGCGTGTCGGATTGTGTAGCTCATTGAGGTTGGCCCCTGTTGATGGTTGGGATTAGCGGTTTGTAGCCGCCTGTTTCGGGTCCGGTGGGGAATAGTTTTTCCCAGTCCCGGGGCCCGAGTTGGGTGCGTTTGAATTCTTGCCAGGCGGAGTTGATGGATTGGCCCGCGTCGTCTGCGAATCGTTTGAGATCCCGCCAGAGGCCGGGAGCCCTCGATTGCAGTTCTTTGATTGAGAGGTGCGCGTGCTTATAGAGGTCTGCGTATAGTTCGGCCTTGACGGCCGCTGCGGTGTTGAGTCGTGTGGTTGATAGGATATTTAATCGTTCTGCCTGTTTGGCTGCTGTGGCAGCGTCGGTATTTCTGGTTTGTGCTTTGGCTAGTTTCAGCTGTTCTTTTCCTTGGAGTAGGGCCATAGCACTGGCGGGGGCTTCTTGGATGCCCTCGCCCATTCCGACTTCTTCGTTTTGCATGACGGCCAGGGAGCCGGAGGGTGTGGATGCCGCGTTGCCGAGCGCTAGGATACGGTTGAGTCCTGCGGCCTCGAGGTCCGCTGCGCTTCTTTGGTAGGCCGTGGAGGACATCCGTTCTTGGAATGCTCGGTTTTCGCGGGCGATTAGTAGATTGGTTTTATTGGCTTCTTTCTGGCCTTTGGATATTTGTTTGCCACCGAAGAGGGAGGCAGCTGCGCCGATTCCGGCGCCGATGATTGAGCCCCACATATTAGAGGCTGGCGCCTTTGCGGCCGATCCGAAGTGAGTCGGACTCGCCGCGTATTGGTATTGCACCTGGTTTAACTTCCATGTCGTTTGGAAGTCTTATTTATGACTTCCATTTTAGAAGTGGTCGATCATGCCGGGGACGCCGTAGAGCGGCATG